TGATCTATATGTACTGAAGAGGGAGTTAATAATGGCATTATGTTATTCCTTTAAAATGCTGATTTAGGCCGCTAAGTTGCCACCTTGGATCATTTCTATTTCGATGATTTGTCCATCTACACCAGCTTCACGGGCATAGCCTAAGATAACGTCACCAGTTGCGGCTGTTAAAGCATCACCAGAAGCGTCTGTCTGTACAGCGGCTCCAGCGGCAATAGTACCACCAGCAGTTACCATTACTGAACCAGAAACGGTTACAGTTACAGCGTTGCCAGCACCTGCGCCTACGATGCAAACACCGATAGCGTTCTCGCCAGCAGAATCAGCTAGGTCTACTTGACCATCTGACTCAAGAGTTACGAATTTGAATTGTGCTGAAGATAAATCTTCCCCAGCGATGAAAGTACGGTTGTCACGAGACTGCATTACCGCCATGATTATTCCCCTTTGTAGGTTTTGTTAATAAGTGACTTACCTTCGTCAGTCTTCGCTACAACAGCGTAAGCCTTTGCGTATTCACTTTTCTTTAGTTGGTTGTCGTCCATGTAGGACTTTACAAGACTATCTAGTTTGTCTGAAGATGAGGCGAACTCACCGTCTACATCTGACTTACCAAATTCTTCCATAGATGCGCCAATAGATGCGTCACACGCCTTTAGTGCTTCCATGATTTTTTCTTCTTCTGCGAACTTCTCTACTAGAGACTTAGCTACAGCTAAATCAAAGTTTGGTAGAGCTTCTTCAGCACTCTTGGTTAAAGCAACGTCAGCTTTTTCTAGAGCCGCCGCTTCAAGTGCTTTTAGGACTGGAGCAGGGATGTCAGATTTAACTACCATCTCGCCTTCTATGTCCATCATTTCTACTTCAGCTTTCTTTTCGATTGCTTCAGCAGTTATAACGTAGCCGTTGTCTATAAGACCTTTACGAAGTGTTTCATTTTCAGCCTTGAGAGTTTCTATCTCAGCTTCTAGAGGATTAACCTCTTCTGCTTCTGATTTCTCAGCAACTTCTTCTGTAACTTCTTCAGCTTTTTCCATGTCATATCCAAGGGCTTTCATCGCATCTGCGCGACCACAACCTTTGTCTTTCATGTAAGCGGCTACTTTGGTTTCCATTTCTTCATTCATTTTATTAATACCTTCAAAGGAATTGTCACGCTTGAAGAGGCTAACCATTGCCTGTGCATTGGCTGGACGATCCACTAGGGAAAGTTCTTCAAGGTGCAAGTTTTTTAGGAGATTAGGCAAGTTAGATTTCCTCCTTAATAGCACGTCCACCTATAGAGAACGCGGCGAGTTCACCAGACTTCACCATTGCCCAGACATCATCATCGAATACTTTGTAAGCGACAACCCATCCTTCACGGTCAGACTGGATACCTAGAGAATCACCTATTTCTTTAGTGATTGGGAGTGAGTGTACAACTACACCTACTTGATCCCCAGTGTGCATAGCCTTGCCGACTCGCACATGCTCCATAAATTCATTAACAGCTTTAACTAAAGTCTCAGCCTCTATTACATCACCTTGTCGATCTACTACAGCGTCACCCTTTTCGGTTACTACTGAAGCCCAACCATAGACTAATCGTTGTTCGTCGTCAGTCTTAAGGATCTTACCTTCAATATTCGCTTTAGTCATATCACCCACCGATGTATTTGATTGCCACATACGGCATGACCAGTAGCCAGCCGTTGTTTTATCTTTCTTACTGTCACAATTATGTCTAGCTCTAAAGTTAGCTCTAGCTTTAGGATCATCTCGACGAATTTCCATGTTAGGGTCACCGAAAGCAACTCTCTTAACCTTACCTCCAGACTGTACAAAGACTTCAAACTTCTTGTTGCCACCTTTGATACGTCTAGGCTTGTTTAAAGTGACCTTTTCACCTTGATATTCTGCTTTAGCAAATTCAGTCTTCATTATCTCTTGTACAATGACCCTGAGAGCCTCTATACGGTCCACTGAGGGGGCTTCAGCTTCTTCCATAGGCTCACCGCCCTCGTAGTAGGCTAGATACGCCTCATGGCTCTCTGCTGGCATGTACACGGCTTGACCATTGTAGTCAGATACGTGAGTAGCTCCACCAAGTCCTAAATCCATAGATCTAGATATAGCTTCAGGCTCCGTAGTAAATATATCATTAGCATATTGTGCTTTACGTAGAGTAGATACTTTATGTCCTACCATTTGACCTGTAGGTTTACCATCATCGTCAGTTATTTCAATACGTGCCGCAGGTTCTTCTTTTGTACCTGTTATTTTAACTGGTATGTTAGGTACTGTGCCATCTCTTACTATTTGACGTACAATACCACTAGCAGTTCCACCAGATGAGTTCCAAGATACTTTAGATCCGACTTTCATGATAAATTACCTTATGTTTCGTTCTTAATTAATACACCTTGGAAAGATGCGGCTATTGGGTTGTTAGTAGTGTTTGTAGATACTCTACATTCTAAATCAGTTTTCTCTGCATACCCTTGTGGGTACTTAAATGTCTGTAAGAGTTGATTACTCTGTAGTATATTAACAAACCTAGTTCTAAAGACATTAGACCCTATTTCTCTAGTATGAAAACTTATGTTTACTCTTTTGTTAGCAGTATTAAGAGCCGCAGTGAAGTTAATCTCATCTATATATAGTGTATGACCAGCAGGTACTGTATAAGCGGCTATCTGTGTTTGATTACCTATAGCTAGACTTCCGTATACTGTACCGTTAGGTACACCACCTGTAGCTCCAGAAGATCCTATGTATATTGTACCACCAGAAGTGCCACTAGAACCTGCTAAAGTAACAAAAGCTCTGTAAAGTCTTAGGTAAGACAATTGAGTAGCTACTTGTGTCTGCCCATTTAGAGTTATAGTTTCTTCTATTTCATTGTAGTCTTCATCTAGACCTTGTATAAGTATTGTGTTAGCTCCTGAGCCTCCACTTATGTCATTTACACTTGTACTACTTACAAACATAGTAACTGCATTATCTAACCAAGGATAATTACCACCTTGTTCCCATACAGTTTCTTCATCACCATTAACGTCTGGGTTGTAACCAAACTTGTATATAGCTCTATAACCTAGTGTGTGGCCTCTTGAGATAGCCAAATCAGTATGGTCATATATTCTTTTAGGCCAACCACCAAACATCTGCTGTACCACCTGTTCATATTGTTCGTTAGGATCTGCGGCATCTTCTACATCTGGTCTACCTGTTAAGATACCACCAGCGGAAAATGAGTTAGACTGAGTTATCGGGGTTGAATTTACTTCTGGTGTACCAGTAACAATAGGAGATGCTGTACTTACTTCATCCTCTATTGCTGTAGCATTAGATACTATAGGAGAACCTGTATCAGTATTACCTGTAGTTAGTAAATGTAATTGTACTACAGTGGAAACAGGAACTATAGGTTGACCTGTAGTAGTATTGTTTGCACTTAAGTTCTGTAATTGAACTAAAGAAAAAGTATCTACTATAGGTTGACCTGTAGTGATGTCTATTACATTCGTGACATGTACTTGAGTTATTGCAGTACTCTGAACTACAGGGGCAACAACAACAAAGCTATTTGCACCTATGTAGTTCTCGTTAATAATAGGCTCACTAACTTGAGTGAGTATTAAACTGCTATTTTCCTGTAGAATCCTGCTTGTCATGCTTAATGACCTCTATTATGCAGGATCAGGTATACCGATAGTAAATGACCCTAGTGAAAAAGTATTACCAGACGAAACAACTTGACTTGCAGTAAGAGAACCTGTTGCAAGGAGACGGGAGTTAGTTGTATCAACAACTGCATAGTGAGTTGCTGTACCATTGCCAGTTATTGAACCGTCTGATATTGCGGCTACTACTACTTCACGTCCACCACCAGATCGGTCTGTAGGTGAAGCAATAGAAAGGCTTGTAGAATTACCTAAAGTATAAGTAGAGGAAGCCTCTGCGTAACTTGTAGCTTCTTGAGATGTCAGGTCAATACGATTAGCTTCTGTGTCTAAGACAGTTAGTCCATTGTCCAGAACTCTGTTGTTTAAAGTTGCCATCTTATTCTTCTACCTCTGGTTCTGGATCTACAGTTACATTTGGATCGTACTCTAGTTCAGCTATATCCATAAGATTTTGTATAACTTCTGGGTGATCTGATACGTTAATATTTGCACCGTTAAGATTACGTAAGAACCCTGCAATCTCACGTAAGTCGTGAGGTGCTACATCGCCAGCCTCAATAGTTGGCATTAAATCGTAGTTCAGACCGTTCAACTCCCACAGTCGCTCGACCAACTGTTTGTTGAGAACATCTGTGATCGCTTGGATGTAACTCTCAAGCGCACGAAGGAACAGGTCTGTCTTCGACTTGGATAAGGCATAAGAACCGCCTTGAGATCCTAGCAGAAGAAACTCGGACAACATTGATCTTGCTATGTCATGCTGATAACGCTTAACGATAGGATCTATGTCTATATTACGTTTACCATTAGAAGCCATAAGTTCTATATCAACCAACCTTTGGTTAGTAGGAGAACCATCTTTGTCTGGATAGCTATCAGAAGGTAATATTATGTAACCTTGCTCGTTAAACTTAACATCTCTAAGGATCTGTTGTAAATTGTTAACGAAACCTGACTGTGCGGCAGAAGCATCTCCTGATAAGTACTCAGCAGGTATACGAGCTACTGGAATACCAGCTAACTCACGTTCTACTGCAATAGCTTCTATAGCTTGCAGATTATTAAGGTATTCATAAGAAGTATAAGCATTACGAAGAATAGAACGACCAGATGGGTCACCGTTAAGGCTAGTTGTTCTATAGTAAAGAGACTTATTGGTGGGTATATAGTTTCTACCATTCTTGTAGCCTATCTCTTGTTCTATACCTAGAACTTCACCAGTCTTACGGTCTACATCAAACTTACTTATAGTCCAAGGCGCACGAGCGGCTATCTTACGTACACCAATACGTCCGTCTGTGAACTTAGATTGTTTCTTAGGTGATCTCTCTGTTGGACCTACACGTCTCTTATATATAACTTCATTCCAGCTAAAGCCATACGACAAATTAGAAATAGCTTCTGCTATGTGGTCATCAAGAGAATGTTCCATGTCTACTAAGACACTCTCTACAAACTCTTTTTCTTTTATAGCTTCAGCACTATCATCTACTGCTTTTACGTGCAAGTCTACATCACGTAGTATCTGCTCAACGGCATACATGACAGCACCAATGGTACTATCGTTATCACGCATCTCACGATACTTGCGTATAGCTTTCTTACCTCGAAGTTCAGGTAGGAACTCATCAGCGCGGATTTGACCGTTGTATGTGTTATCACCAGCTACACCTAATGTAGATTTAGCTTTTGATTCTGAGAGTTTCTTTACCATGACAATAATACTTCTATAGTTAACGTGAAAGTCCCTTAACACTAGAATAAGCGAGGGTCAGTTT